AAACAGGTGGTACGGCACCCGTACGTGTCGCCTCAGATTTTGTCTTTGATTGCCGGTTGTCTGGCCTGACTTCCGACAACGCCCCGAATATCAGTTTATATTTTTATTAGTAATCCATAAATAATTTTCCCAATTTGCGTTTTTCTAAATTCATTTATGAGTGCTTCTACCATCGCATCTCTTGCTTGCCCAAATTCACGCCATTCTTTTTCACCCTTATTTAATTCATGACCGACCAAGCAGGCAAAAAAGATTGTGGCGAATAGATAGAATGAAAACCAAAAAATCAAGTTCATCATGCTACTAAAACCTTTCCTCTCTTGCGTGACTCTTCCATCTTCTGTTTCAGCCTCCGTTTCTCTTCCTCGATATCGACCTTTGACTTGAACCGGTTGCTCATGCTGTTCTTCATCGCCGTGACTTCATCGGTGGTCACCGTGCGAGAAGTAACTGGTCCCGGTTCTTTCTCCTTGTCCGGTTCCACCTCCTGCGGCTCGGCGGCTTCAAGAAGTTTAGTCAAGCTCTCCGTCGCTTTGGTCATATCGGTGATGCACTCCTTGACCAGCCCGGCATTTTTCGCTGACAGAACGCGCCCGGACTTCTCTTCCGGTATCTCATCCGCAGGCACCATGATAAACCCGTCCTCGGTAGCGATGTATTTAGTCAGGAGCAGTTCGAAATATGTCTTCACCACGTCCTCGTGTTCCGACAGCCACTTTTTAGCTTCATCGACCGTCCAGTCATCCTCTTTCGGAAACATGAGATTCTGTACCACCATCGGATCATCGTCCTCGCCATCGTTCGCTTTCAGCTTACCCATGACCGAATTGACGTGGGGCTTGTCCTCTTTTAATGCAACCGTTTTCATGGTATCATCGCGGAAGTCCCCAGGGTCACGTACCCGGTAACGTATTGTCTCGTCAGTTTCATCCCAGCCGGGTTTCGTACCTTTCCCGTCACCAGTACCGGGACGCTCTGCTCTCCGCATCTCACCGCCGCATTCATCGCAGGTGATGTCTCGGCAGTGCTCGGTTGTGGTGGTAGTCCACCCGCATTCGATGCACTCGCACTCGTATTCGTCCTGCTTGACAGCTGATTCATCAATTTCAATCCGAATACCCGAACCTGCTGTGGATACACCAGAGGCATTTAAGTCAGATACAATATCCCCTGCTTTGATAGTAGTCATGTCCACCCCGTACTCCTGCGCTTTCTCGGGCGTGATAATCCCCTTCGACACCATGATAGTAACCGCGTCCGGGTTCGCTGGAACAGGGACAAAGGAATATTCCAGTAATTCCCATTTGTCGTATCGCCGTCTCGCGCCCCCGTTCGCTTTTTGTGACTTCTCGTCGTTGAAATCCGTCCATGCGAGCGGTATGAATCCAACGGAATACGAAAGAGGGAAATCCGCCACCAAATAATCATAAATCTGGTGACCAAGTGGCGTTGGGGCACATTTTGTTTTCCCGATAAGTTTATTACCTTGCTGTTTAATCCATTGACTTTTCCCCGGAGGTAAGCCCTGATAATCATGGCAAAAAAGCACCACGCCATTATAATTTTCAAGCATGACACCGTCAGGGTTTAATATCTCCATGTCCCTGTCAACCCTGTCTGACGATATAGTGCTAATCACCGCCCGTTCGCCCTCGATGAATTGTAAATCTTCCGGGACAAGACTTTTACGGATGAATTCGACATCATCGTTTTCTTTGAGATAAGCATCAATAGTCTTAGATATCTTATCTCTAAGTTTCCCTTTCGATGCAGCAATCACGTTCGGCGCGATGTCTTTCAGTTTCAATCGCTGAGTTATTAAATCCATATCATTCTCCCTATTTCCATAATGCAACGCACGTATACTTTCTTTCATACATCACTCCCCTGTCTTTATCGATATATTGAGGCAAGACTGGAAGTTGTTTTATGTGCTTAGTACATCTTCCAAATTCATTTAAAATCTTCTGTGTTCTTATGGGTTCGTCCCATAAATGAAGTTTCAAGATTTTAATGATATTTTTCATCGTTGAGAAGAACATATCATTCTCCCTGTTATAATCTCAGGCAACCATTATTGCTTCTTTTTCGCGCTTATAATCATAGGGGTGTCCGCATTGAGGGCAACCGTAATAGCCGGGTTCTTGAATCGTCGCCGGATAATACGTTAGCTTTTCTCCATAAAACCCGCACACGGTGCAATGGTGTAAATGCTTATTCCCATTTTCGTCTGTAAATAATTCAGGCATCTTATTCTCCCTGTTATAGCCGCGCTTGGTAACTATTCCCTTTCATTACCCATCTATCGCACCAGTGATCTACCCGCACCTTTATCGTCGGATTAACCTGTGTGCAGAGTCCCTCGTCATTGTCCATTCCGGTCACTAATCGCTGATTGAAATACCAGCATGTTCCGCATTTAATGTTCGGATGTGGTGAACTCATATTGCTGCCGTTGGTTAAATTTTTCGCCATCCAGTTCGGATACATAGAATTCTATAGATACCGTTGATTGTAGACCACAACCAATATTAAAAGAATAGTTAATAAGCTCTCCGATTTCCTGACCATTCACGATAACTATTCCTTCTCCGAGTCTTGTTTCTACTCGATTTTCCATGATGTCACCGTACCTTTCTTCATCATGTTTACCAGCCCGCTGGTGCCTTTTCGAGTCTGAATAGGGCACATCGACAATTTGCAATCTCAGCTATGTCGCCTGTCGGATCACCGGGGAATTCAAGTTGCACTACCGGGAATCTCTCACCCAACGGAACCGCCTGCCCGTTCACATCCATGTGCGTATATCTGGTAAGCTCGTCCATTGCCGCAATCCATTCGTTACCCCATATCTCTCCGCTCTGCATATCCGCCTGAGTGTCTCCGAAGTTCAGGCACCCGGTTGTCTCAGTCCGGGCAATCATCACGCCCCGGAATCGACCGCAATAAGTGAAGTATTTCCCCGTCGCGCTCACTACCTGCGCTGTCGTTGCCCCGTCCTCCAGCAACCGATCAAATGCGATATTCAGAAAGTCCGTCGTCGTCTTGTTTATGTTTTTGGCTGCCCCTGCCGCTTTCATCTTCATGAAGTCGTCGATATCATCCGTGTGCAATTCAAAGTCGTTCGCGCTCCCGGTGATGTCCCTGAACGCCGCCTCGCCTGCTATCGTGACCGTTTCCTCGATGTGCGGTGCCTGCATTGCCTTGAACAGATTCTCCCATTCCTCGCGCTCGAACCGCCAGTTGCGTATCATTTCCTCATTCGATGCCTTGTACAGTGCCTTGACGGGGTGCCGCTCGATGTTCTCTCTCACTGTTCCCCACTGGTCTTTGAAATAGCCCCGGACATCCTTTGCGAGTCTGCGCTCGGCGGGGAAATGACGCTTAATGAATGCATTCCACACCTTATCGTGTTCACGAGGCATCTATTCAATCGCCTCTTCCCATTCACCATTTGCATTCTGGTGCTGTATATGTATAAAAGGTTCATCGCTGGGGTCACGGCGCATTAATATTTGCCGCACATCATCAATACAATCCAGTGCGTCTTGCGCTTGGTTATTGCCATGAAAATCAATAACGACGCGATAATGGGTCATTTCTCAGTCCCCCAGCAGCTTTTCGCTCATTCGTTCCGCGAGCCGTTGTTCCGTCTGCGCTCCCACCTGTGCCGCGCCGAGTCCGAGTCCCGCGAGGTCAAGCGGTATCTTACCAGCATTGACGTAATGGTCATCGCCGCCGTCTATCGGTTCTTCGCCCCTCGTCGCCCGTACCTCATTGATGCTCAGAACGCCATTGGCTAATAGATTGTTCTGCACTGTGTGTTCAAATTCCTTGTCCTCCGGCACCACGTTATCGAACGCCACGAATAGATTATCATCGTATAGGGGAATGAGCCGTTCGTTTAACTTCTCCTCCATGCGTCTCAGCCGGGGAGTAATACCGATTTTCATGTACGTATATTGAGCGGCTTCAGCGTTAGCGCGGTTGCTCTTTTCGTCGAACAGTCCGAGCGGGATGTCGTATGCCTCGTATATCTCCGCCTTCGTCCACTGTCGCCCGGCGAGGAATGACAACTCACGAGGCGCCATGTTCGTTGCCTGCCACTCAACGTTGTTCGTCAGGAGTCCGGTCTTCCCCGCGTTCGATACGCCCGCCCAGAATTCGTTTATCTCTTTCTTTATCCGTTCGAACTCAGAATCCGTCATGCTCTTGTC